CTAAGATTAGCTGGTGCACCTGTATCGTCTTCATCTTTGACTTTTATGTAATCAACATCCTTTTCAATACCAAACTGACCTGGAAGAACAATGGAACCGTCACGGAAAACGTGCTTACCAAATCTATCAATTTGCTTCTGCAAGATAGTCTGCATCTGTGTAAGTTCACGGGCCTGTACTGCGAATCCTGGCTTATAGAGGACACGATAATAGTTGTTTTCCTCATCATAATCATCATAATATGGAGTTACGTTAAAATCTGTTGTCAATGCTGAATTGGCGGCAGTATTAGCCATTATTCTTTTTCCTCTTGCAAATTAGAATGATAATATAATCTTGAATTCTTCTGTCTGTTCTGCTGAACGTTGAATAGACACGCTGTTGTCAATATATAGAATACTTCCTGAATACCTCTGAAGCTTCGATGAATTATCAACACCTACAACTGCTCTTACGGTTCTACTAGAAGAACCTGTAATGATTTCAGATTTAGGATTTCCAGTAACGTCATTGAGTTTCAATTCTCCGTTATTAGAATTCCATGAAACTACAGTACCTTTAAACGTTGCAGTTTCCAGCGTAGCACCTTGAAATGCAATTTCATCTAAGCTAAAATCACTTGAACCTGTTGTATCAAGGAACAATGTTGTTAGCTGTGAGTATACAATTCCTGTAGCATACGCGAGTGATGAAGTTAATCTTGGATTTTTGATAAGGGCAATCTGTCGGAAGTTATTTTGTATATCAAATACACCACTTTCCGTTCCATTAAGTCTGAGATTAATGATAGCGTTTGATGCACCCAATTCTTCCACCGGACTAGAACCGTGTCCACCTGAAGGATTTCCTGGCGGTGATATTATAGGTCTTAGATTAGCGCCAGAACCTTCTGATGAAATCACACTGATCGTAGCATTCGTATATCCAGAACCTTTTTGCTGAATAGAGATGCTGTTAATAGCAGTTGTGGTTGCATTAACGGTTGCAACCGCTGTAGCATCTATTCCATCACCACTAATGACGAGTGTGGGTGGGCTAACCGAACTATAGCCAGAACCACCATCTTCAATTTTAATAGCCTCAATAGCCCCCTCAATCGCATTCTGTTGAACTGACCATTGCAAAGATCCGTTATCTTCGGTTATCTTCTTAACAGGCATATAATTCGTAGTTAAGAACTTAAGTTTTTCATCATCTGTTAGTGTATACAAATATTTCCACACATATTTGTCTGCACCCTCAACGGCTGAGTTAGTTATGGTTGATGCCGGCTTTACTGTAGAAGGCTCACCATTATTGTTACTCAAACACTTGTATACGTTGTAATCCGTCGTTAAAACATAAAAAGGTGATGCAGTGTTACCGTAATCTGTTGTATTTCTTTGGTCATCATACTGAGAATAAACGTTACCACTTGTCCAGTTAATGCGAGGAACACACAAGCTAACATCATTACCTTGAATCTGCTTTGCGCCGATAATATTTTTCCAAACTTCTATCTGTTGAGTAACATTTGATGTAGGTGTAGGAGGATTCTGTTCATCTGTCCAAGGTCCAACTTTACCAAATGTGAAATAGATGTATGGCTCTGAAGTACCACCCACTGAGCTTTTGAAAAGTTCGGCATTCAATATTTCAAGACTTTTAGTGTATGTTGATGGCATTTTTTATTCCTAAATTCATATTATTTAGACTACGGTAATTACGGTTCTGTTTGCTTCTGAAGTTACACCTCTAATGGTTCCTGTATTAGCAGTACCTATATAGTCGAGAAGTTCAAGCTTACCTGTTGAGTTGTTCCATGAAACAACAGATGCCTTAAATGTAGCAGTATTTAGTGTAGCACCTTGATATACAACTTCATTAGGAACAAAATTTCCTGTACCGGTTGATGTATTAATCATAAGAACTTTTATGGTAAGATTTGCAACATTTACCGTAATATTCTTTAAAGAAGCATTAATAGGTGTTGTATCTTTCTCAATAACATACTCTCCAAACATCTTCATGCCTGCAGGATGAATGAGCTTATTTAAAATACTCTTATATTTTTCCAAAGAATGTTTGAGTTTTAAAACGTAAGAAAATGGTTGATAGTAGTCTCTGTCCTGCAAGAAGTTATATGAAGAAACCATTCCATCATCATTTAAGAATCGACCCTGATACTTGTATGAACCTGTAATCACTGTTGCGGTAGCTTGTGCTGTACCAGATCCAATATTTGTAAGATTTAATGTCGGCGCGGTTGAATAGCCTGAACCTCTAGATGTGATAGACAAAGATAGAATCGCACCAGCTTTGGAACCTACTGAAGCTAGTCTTTCACCAAATCCAAGAACAGATGTTACAATAATATTGGCATTAACACCATTTGCTGATAATACTTCAACAGTGGGTAAGAAGTTTTGATCATACCCAGAACCGCCTATGATGTGACCGCCACTAGCCGTAAATTCAACTTCAGTGATAACACTTGAACTAGATGTGTTTACCGCTTTAACTCTAGCGTTAGCTCCTGATCCATAACCACCTAACACGTTATTGAATTTGAGAATATCTCCAACACTATATCCACTACCACCGTTAATGATCTGCATTCTTCCAAGAATACCTAAAGCACGAACGCGAGTATTTGCGACAATAGAAAATGTTGGTGTGCCTGTGTAGTTCGAACCTAAATTCGTTAGACTTATACTACCAATTGGACCTGTATTTGCATACGTAAAGTAATTCATTGCACTAGCAATAGTGGAATTTACGTTTCTGGAGTTTAGATTAGTATAACTCGACTTATTTAAAAGAGAACTGGATTCCAATGAAATTGTGGACGAAACTATGTTGTAGCTATTTGGGTGTATCGATCCATCGTCAACTACCAAATTAACTAAACCATTCGCACCACTGCCTCCACCACCAGAAACTAGAACTTGACTATTGTTTTGAAAGCCAGAACCACCATTGATAACTCCGATACCGGAAAGACTTCCAGTACTTACAGAGGAAATGATAACAACTGCACCGGACCCATCACCTGTAATTGTTACCGTCTCACCAACTTGATATCCTTCACCAGGAGAAACTATCTTAACAGAACTAATACCACCAGCAAACAATAAAGCTTCAATGGTAATTTCATTTCCATTTTCTAGATATGTAGTCGATATATATTCACCAGAACTAAAGTCCTTAGTTTGCTGAGAAATCTTCAATTCGCGAACAAGAACGCCACTTTCATAGTAGGTATCTAATTTTTCAACAGTTGCCGCTGCTTCTGAAGTTAGACCAATAATTCGGCGACTCACTAGAAGATTAGCAGTTTGAATTCTATTGTCTAAGACACCGTTAATATATACCTCGGAAATTTTTATAGAATCTTCAACAAACCATTTACCATCAGAAGCGCGAAGAATGTCCTTCTTTGGATAATAAAATTCCACTTCATCGTTGAAAAGAATACGCATGAGAAAGCGCACAGACTTCTCAGTTCCGCGAGATTTATAGAAGTCTTTAATATTCTTAACAAGTAAATTCTTATCTACCAGTACATTTTGTGGAATAAGAGGAAGAAAATTATTGTAGAACTGTTGGACAAATATATCAGTCTTATCTAGATCCAACTGATCTTTCATAGACTTTGCTACGTTGACAACACCCTGTGTCTGTTCCATCCATTCATAATATGCTTCAAGGAATGCCACAAAGTTTTCGTGATCATTCCTTACAAAGAATGGTAATTGTGAAGATACCAGAGTTGATATTTTGTTTTCGCTGATCATTCGGTAATTACGTTAATCTGAATTGAGCTTGGATCTGTCTCATCTATATTTAAGATACGATTTCGAAGTGGGAAAATAACCTCTTGATCGATAGGAACGCTGATCGTAAAGATATTTTCATCGTATAAATCATTGGCTTCTACAGATTTTACATTCAATGAATTGAGTGTGATAATACCCTCTTCATAATCTACAGTACCTGCATTTTCAACAACAATTACCTTTTTGCCTGTATCATCAATATAGTATGAACGAAGCGTCGCAAATCTACTTTCAAGAAGAACTTCTGTTTTAGCCTCAGTGCCAAATTCAGCTACAATGTTTACTGTTGCTCGACTATAATTGATACCTTTATTGGTAATCTCAATCGCTGAAATTCTATTGCCTGCAATTCGAGCGGTCGCAGTAGCTCCAGAACCATCACCTGAAATCACAATGGTAGGTGGTGTGATATAGTTGATGCCAGGATTTACAATCTTAATGCCTAAAATACCTGTCGCACTGGAAGGCACTTCTTCGAAATATATCTTACGGTCAATAAAGTTGCCATCTGTCACAGTCAACTGTGGATATGTTGTCATTGTTCCTGTATAATCACCGCGTTTAATAGGAACATTGAAACTTATCACATATGTTTTAGTCTCATTAGGAGATACTATTAGACGCTTCTGCAAGAATGTTCTAATGTCTGAACCAGTAATTGAGCTATATGAGTTTTCAATGTACTTCTGGAGCTTTGACTTACGGAATACGGAATTGAAAAAGTTGATTTCGGTATCATTATAGTCTGCTATGGCTGCAAGAACATATGCTTTGATGGCAGATGCTGAAGCGGAACTGATGTATGAATTGTAATATACATTACCACGGACTTGAATATATGTGTATGAAGGATCAACAATTTCTGGTGTGACCGTCATAACATTACGTGTCTTAATCAACTTATTGGTAATTTCAAGCTTTTCATCATTTGTAAGGAAGTAATTGTCTTTTGTCTTGAGTGATACAAACACTTTACCGTAGATAGGAGGATCATTATCTTCTCCACCCCAAACTGACACAGAGTTGATATAGTCATAGTCCTTAGAGATCAAAGTTTCATAATCAGATTTTGTTACGGCACGGTTCTGTGCTGCATAGGCATAAGGTGCACGGAAACGAATATCACTAATTGTTTCCTTTTCAGTACCACCAAAAGTTGGGCTATCAGGTGTAATAGGAGTACTATCTCGGAACAATCCAGCTACTGGTTCAGCAAATGAGAACGAGCTAATTTTGTTTGCTTCTTCACCTACAGTGTCAAGATAGTTCACAATGATAACATTTCCATTATCAGGTTTCTTGCCAATAATATTGTCACCAAAATAGATTACATATGTGCCTTCACCATCTTCTTCAACAAAATATACCTTAGAAGTGCCATCCAACTCTGTGACATCTCCAGCGCGAATGTATTCCACTGTTGTCGTGTTTGTTGTTGAAGTTTGTACAAACACGGTAACTGTATCGATATCGACGTTAGCTGAAGGAATAGTAAAACGTCTTTTTACATTAGATGAATCCATAAGATATTGCAGAGTAATAACTTCACCCTGAGCAATCTCAACGTTATACCATGTGAAAGAACCATTAGATTTAGATTCTGTAGAACTATTGAGTACAACAAATGGATAGTTTATACCGTCAATGTCTGTGCCTAAAATCTTTGTATACTTCTCCAGTGTTGCAACAGAATCAGTAGGTTCGGTAGCTGAAGGTGTTACAACAATATCAACAGTAGTGGAAGCACCGTGTCGCGATTCCGGCACGTAGTTGATGGCTTTAGCATGAGAAATTACGGAAGTTCTGAGCTGTGCGGTATCAAGGAATGACTCATTAGCTACCATATTGAGATAGTAGCTCATATAATGAGTATTATAGGAAAGAATATCCAATAGAACTGACATACCAGATCCATCAAAGTCAAAGTCCTGAAACTGTGACTGACCTCTCAAATACTCTTTAAGATTTTGCTTAATTGAGTCAAAATCTAATTCGGTTACTCTCAAACTTGTGTTGGCTGTCATCTAATGCGCTCTAAGAATAAGGTTGTTACTGCGGGTTCGCTACTGTTTAGGACTATGAAATAAATTCTGACATTATAACCATTGTTATCGTAGTCAAATAGTGCATCCACTTTTTTGACTAAAACACGAGGTTCAAAATTTTCTATTACCTCTTTGATAGCGTCTCTGATAAATCCTTCCACAAGTGGATTGGCATTCTCAAACAAAAGCTTTTGGACATTCGACCCAATATAAGGACGAAATGGTCTGTCGTAGAAATTTGTGAGAATTAGATTACGAACCGATCTTTTTACAGAATCAATTCCTGTCTTTCTCAGTACATCCTTAGTTGTAGGATGTGGTAAGAAATCCAGATCTATGTCGGAATAATCTTTGTTACGTGCTACTTTATTGGTCATACTTTTATTTATGCGATATTATATTGTCCCTTGGTTGGGGGATTGGTAA